CCCCTTATTATATATATAATATATGACAACTAAATATTCCTAGCCCAAGTGTTGAGTACTCTCCTGTCCTCCGCTTAGGGCTAGGATACCTATCGACAGGAGAAATAAATGATTCAGTTACAGGGCTATGAATTGCCAGCCCATATATCTTACTCGGCATTCACCACATACCTGACCTGTGGGTATCAGTATTATCTAGGTCGACTATTAAAACTACCCGAAGAGCCAAGCATCTGGTCTGCTGGCGGTAGAGCATTCCACGCAGCAACCGAGGAATGGGACCTAGCAAATGACTAATGCGTTATGGGCTAAAGCCTGGAGTGATGAGACCAAGGAACTTGATTTTACTAAGGCCAGAGTTGCAGGGCGAGTAACCATTGCTAACCCGAACAAGGAAGATGCTAACTGGTGGAATGAGAAGGGCCCACAGTGGGTCGATAACTACATCTCTTGGCGTAAGAGCAATACGAATTGGAAGATTTGGAAAACCCCTCAAGGGGCTAGAGCAATCGAAATAGAACTCAATCCTGTCATCGCAGACGTGCCTGTGAAGATGGTGATTGACCGTGTCTTTGAGGTTGATGGTGAACTTATTATCGTTGACCTTAAGACATCAGCGCGTAGACCAATATCTGACCTACAACTTGGCTTCTACAAAGTCGGGCTAGAGATGATGCTTGGTGTAAAAGTCAATCAAGGAAACTACTGGATGTCCAGAGATTCTGGGACAGGAGAGATGATTGACCTAAGTAGATATACCGTAGATATGCTCGAATATTTAGTGTCGGGCTTTGATAAGGCTCGCAAGGCTGGTATATTTCTTCCTAACCTATCCAGTTGTAGTTTCTGTGGACTCACAGAACACTGCACATTTAAGAAAGAGAATAAATGAACAACGACGATTGGAAGATTCAAGTCTCCATCAAATCATCAGCATCTAAGGATGCAGATATGATTAACGTTCGCGCTAATACTGCTGACGAACTCAGTGTATTACTAGAGGGCGTATCTAATTACTCAACACAAATAGCAGCAACTGCTAAGATGGTTCAGGCAGCGTACACAACACTCCCTTTAGTGACGCCGCCTTCAATTCCCGCCACGCAGCCACCAGTCTCCTCCGTACCAGACCAGGCGCAGCAAGCAGGCCCTACTTGTATTCACGGACCTAGAGTGTGGAAGAGCGGTATAAGCAAAGCGTCAGGAAAACCATATGCATTTTGGTCTTGCTCACAACCAATGGGCGCTACACAATGCAGACCAGTTAGTTAATAACCTATAAGAATTGAGACCACTTGCTGTTCGGGGAAGGTGGTAAGTGGTTTCAACTTAAGACAGGAGCAAGATGAAAACATTAGCAAGGTCAGTTGGTAGAAGTGATATAGGCGGAGAGCCTTTGCCCTCTGTGTTTAAAGCATTTGAAACTAATAAGATTATATTTCGTAGGGCAGAAGTATCAATGATGGCGGGAACGCCAGGTGTAGGTAAGTCAACACTAGCCCTAGGTTTAGCACTTAAGATGAAAGTTCCATCCCTTTACATCTCAGCAGATACCAATGCACATACTATGGCTATGCGCCTAGCCTCAATGATTAGTGGTAAGAATCAAACTGACGTTGAGTATCTATTACAAAATGACTTAGGTTGGACTAGGGCTACCCTTGCTAAAGGTAGTCACATTGTGTGGTCATTTGAATCTAGCCCTAGCCTTGTCGATATTGATGAAGAGGTTCAGGCATTTGAAGAACTATGGGGTTGTCCTCCTGTGGCTATCTTTGTAGATAACCTGATGGATGTAGCCACTGACGGGGGCGAAGAGTTCGCCTCTATGAGGGCGATTATGAAGGAGTTGAAGTACCTTGCTAGAGCGACTAACGCTGCGATTATCGTACTACATCATACATCGGAGGCTGTGGAAGGCAAACCGTGCCAGCCAAGGTCTGCACTCCAAGGAAAGGTTGCTCAACTCCCAGCGCTTATCTGTACTCTCGGAGTTGTCGGAACTGCAATGGCTGTTGCGCCTGTCAAAAACCGCTACGGTAGGGCAGATGCAAATGCAAATCTTAACGCGTGGTTAGCATTTAACCCTGAATATATGTATATTGAAGACATACCAGAGAACGCATAGGAGGAGAACATATGAAAATAAGATATGCAGGAACAGATAAACGAGTAAAGTTTTCAGACTACCTAGGTATCAGTATCTATGAATGGGACGAAGCAGATTATGGATTGACCATAACTCTGTTTGGTCGTGAGTTTGACTTTTTTATTTGGAGAAAAATTAATGGATGACGATTACTTAGAGATTCACGCCAAAGAGATGGCTCAGGCTGAATACTTAAGACATAATGCCAAGTGTATACAGAAGATTAATGACGCCAAACCGCAAGTCAAAGATGAATACACACAAGGTGTCCAGGATGGACTAGACTGGGCAATACGCATACTAGAAAAGGATAAAAGTGCTTACTAAATCATCAATTAACAAAAGACTAACTAATCGTTTATGGTTTACCGCAGGGTTTTCTTTTAATAGAATTGCTTTGGGTATTTCTTTGCACCGTAATTACCTTGATGTAGATTTAATCTTTATCTATATTGGATTTGAATTTTACTATGGCAAATCCTAATGGTCGCAAAGGTGCTCAGTTTGAAACCGATGTAATGAAATGGTTTAGGGCTATGGGTGCTGTATGCGAACGTCTTACCAAGACTGGTGCCAAAGATGAGGGCGACCTTGTCGCTATTGTTGCTGGTAAAACATACATCTTAGAACTTAAGAACCGAAAGAAGATGGACCTACCTGCTTTCTGGGACGAGGCTCAGGTAGAAACAAAGAACTATACGAAGGCTCGCGGTCTTAAGACAGAACCACCTGCCTTCGTCATAGTTAAACGGCGCAACGCAGGCATAGAGAAGGCTTGGGTCATACAGGATTTGGAACAATGGCTAGACGAGAGGAAGTAAATGACCTACCTAGTATCGCGGAAGTACTCCGTCACTATGGAGCAAGTCTTCGAGCAACCAGCGGGCAAGTTAATCTCCGTTGCCCTTTCCACTCGGACACTCACCAGAGTGGTACAGCCAACCTCGGTAAAAATATCTTCATCTGTTTTGCCTGCGGAGTGCAGGGAAATAGTTTACAAATCATAGCCAGACAGGAGAATGTGAATATCAATGAAGCAAAGCGCATTGCAGAAGGAATTACTGGGACGAGCAGCGGACAAGTACGCGGCAAACATTTATCAGGCGGAAGATTACCTCAAAAGCAGAGGCATTCCAATGGAGACAGCACGGCTGGCTCGATTAGGCGTAGTCGTAGAGGCTGAAGTAGGACACGAAGCGTATCAAGGAAGGTTGAGTATCCCTTATGTTACTAAGACTGGCGTTGTGGATTTACGGTTTCGTTCGCTCAATCCTGCTGTGGAGCCGAAATATATGGGACTCACTGGGGCTGATACTAAAATGTATAATGTTCTTGATATTGAGCGGGCAGGTGATTTTATTGGTGTATGTGAAGGCGAGTTGGATACTCTTACTATGTCTTCCTGTGTCGGTATTCCTTGTATTGGTGTTCCAGGGGCTAATAGTTGGAAGAAACATTACACGAGACTCCTTGCCGATTTCGAGCGAGTCTATGTCTTTGCTGACGGGGACCAGCCTGGAAAAGAATTTGCTACCAGCCTCGCCCGAGAACTACCAGTTACTATCGTCCAATTCTCAGACGGAGAAGATGTTAACTCGTTCTATATTTCAAACGGTGCGGAAGCAATTAGACAGAAGATACATTGATGAATGAGGAAGACCTATATTGTGACAAATGTGGGGAGCATTTCGATAACTCTTTTGAAATGATAGACCACCACCTAGAAGATGGGGATGAGTTCGACCCAGCGATAGTCCTGCCCAATGGGGTCAGGCTCCTTGTTGGTAGCCTACTTAGGTTTGTCTATGAACACGCAGACCGACCAGAACAAATCAGACAAATAACACAATCCACATATGTTACACTTTACGCTGCTGAAACTAATAGTGAAGTCTTGGATGAAATCATCGAAGAAGTTGTGGTGGGTTCTGAAATGTTGAAGTTTGATTCAAGTCTTAAGACACTACTAGATGAAAGCAAACCCGATGAAACTGACGAAAGCGGAGCGTGAAGAAGTATGGCAGATTACAGAGCACCTAACAGGGATGGGTTATCAGATTACGCAATTAAAATCAGAGAAGGGGAATCTTCTTCTAACAATAACAATCCCCCTGCTTTCGTCCAAAACGTAGAAGAGACTTTCAATGAACTTAAAATATTACTATTACAAAAGCACTTTGATTACGGTCCGAAGAACATTAGCGAATCACCAGGTGGACCTGTCAATGGACTGCGAGTTCGTATGTGGGACAAACTTGCCCGCATTAACAACCTCGTCGATAAAGGAATCTATAATCCACAATACGAATCGCTCGAAGACTCCTTCAAAGACTTGGCTAACTACGCCATCATCGGCCTTCTAGTCTTAAGACAGCAATGGGATAGCGAGAAGTGAAGAACTCTTCGTTTGATTTAGATTTTTCTTATGGCAGGGTAGGTGAGTCATTAGTAGATGAACTACTTACTGGCGGTAAGACTGTCGAAGTAAAGCGAGATAGACGATGGCACGAGACGAACAATGTTTATATCGAAGTTAGATGTTGGTATAACAACTCTCAGTCTTGGGAGCCATCAGGTTTATCTGTCAGTGAGGCATCCTACTGGGCCTTTGTCTTAGAAAGTTCTGTGTTTATAATCCCAACTGAAGTCTTAAGAAGTGCTGTGTCAAAGTATGGAAGAGAAATAACCTGTGAAATACCACCTAATAAATCCACGGGCTATCTAATCAGGATAGAAGATTTACTATCCGAAACAAAAGAACATAGGAGTTTATGAGAGAGCCCGAACTATTCGAGTGGCTGAAGGATAATCTATATCCTGACCTATCTCGTTCCGAGTCTGAGTTTGATGGCTTCGACTGTAAATCAGATGAGAAGAAATTATTTATAGAACTTAAGTCACGAAATACTCACTACGATGAACTGCTTATTGAGAAATATAAGTTTGATTTCCTTGTCGTAGAGGCGGGGAAGTTATCTTACGCACCTTGCTATGTGAATTACACCCCGCAAGGGGTATATTTTTTTGACCTTGATTCCATACTTAAGAATGAATTCGATATGAAGTGGCAAGACAAATGGCTTCCCGTCACAACCGAATTCCAAAACACCAACAACCGAATGAAGAAAGTCGGTATGTTAGATATCAAATGGGGAACTAAATTACTATGAACTGGGAACGCATTCAACATTGGCAGTATGTAGTAGATGCTGTCGCTCTGGAATACTCTCGCAAGTTTGAGATGGTAGAACTTGATGACTTAAGACAGAGTCTGTATCAATGGTTTGCTGAGCACCCTAATAAGTTAGATGAGTGGGAAGCAATTGGAGAGAAGGATGCTAAGAATTTAATCTATCGTAGCCTACGGAATCAGGCTTTAGATTACTGTCAAAGATGGAAGGCTAAGTCTATTGGCTATGACATCTCTGACCTTTACTACTACGCCCCTGAGGTAGTCGAGGCGTTGATGCCTCCTGTCTTAAGAGGTGAGTTTAATTCAACCCATAAGTTTAATCTGAGTAGAACTGGTCGCCCCACTGCTCCCGCTGAAGGTGGCAACTTGGTAGCGATGATGATAGAAATTGATTATGTTTATTGGAAGTTAGGTAAGGAAGATAGAAAGATTTTATTTATGCGTCACGCTGAGTCTTTAGACTTCAAAGAAATTGCTAACCTATTTAACCTTGGCTCTGAAGACGCTGCT